CAGGCTTCACAGTCTGCGGTCCGTAGTAAGGGCCACGGGCTACGGATGTCGCGCCGAGCTGCATCGAGTCGGCGCCGGCGAACTGCGTCACGAACTGTGTACCGTCACCCACGATCGCCCACCCCATGCGATATGCCTGCAGACCCCGCGGCTCTAGGTAGCGACGCTTCAGATAGATCGCGTGCTCACCGATCTTCGACACGTCGCCCAGCGGCGACGGCTTGAGGACGCCCAGGTAGGTGCTGATGCGCGCCGAGCCGAATCGCTCACCCGGCGGATAAACCAGCGTTTCCCCTACATAGTGCAGGTTACCGGCTGGATGGTTCTGCTTGGCCTGCTCGGGTGCCTCCTTCACCGCCCAGATGGTGTGCGGCGTGAGACGCGGCTTGGATGGCTGGAACACTTCAGCGTCGGGCCATTCGTCCACCGTCAGCTTGCGCAGCTTCAAGCTCACGGCTGGCAGGCCGTAGCCGTCCACCTTGATGCCGGCGTCGATGTTCACGCCCATGATGCGCACCGTCGGCTCCTCGATGTCCGGCGCCCGGATGCCTGTCGCGTACAGGACGTACTGATTCAGACCGGGCTTTCCGAGCACCGCTCCGGTGTTAACCGCCTGATCAACCATGATGTTCTGCGGCGAGTACGGCGGCGCGCCGGTCTTGGTCACCACCAGCTTGTCGCCCATCCTGAGCAGGTTGGTGCCTGGAACCGTGATGGTCTGCTTGCGGTCGGCGATCTTTGCCTGGCCGAACAACTGCATGTTACTGCCGTCCGGCGCCACCGGACGCCATTGCAGGCGCACGAAGGCCGAACCGAATTCCTCGGCGTTCGCCCCGAAGGTCGCGACCTCCGGCGTCACGTTGTGGATGCGCGGATCGCCGAACAGGTCTTTGTGCGCCCACCTCGGCCCGATCGCGTTGAAGTGGATCGACAGAGCCGCCAGGCCCATGTTCAGCATGTCGTTGCTTACCGGATCGACATAGCGCGTGTACAGCTTGACCTCGGGCAACTTGATATCCGGCGGCTCGATGCTGTAGCGCGGCTCGATGCTGATACCGCGAATGGCGAAATCGATGAACGCGATGCCGATATCCACCGAGTCGAAGCCGCCGATGCGGTCGAAGTAACGCCGCGTGTTCTCCAGTCTCGCCACACCGAAAGCGCTTTGAGCATTCCCGGTCGGCACCAACACCCTCGCGCCGTTGTAGACGGCATGCCAATTCAGGATCGGCGGCGGTTCGATGCCTTCCAGCGGCAGGTAACGGCGGCCGTAGGCAATCATGGCTGCAGTGGTGATCTGCGGCGGCGCCACGCCGCCTGGCAAGATCGGCCTGGCATTGTTGTCGATCTGCGGGAAGCCGGCCGGCGGCGAAGGCATGCCGATGGTGCCCACTTGACGGTTTCGGTTCTCCACCAGCGTCCACTGCGACCAGGGTGGCGGGTTCAACTCGCTGTCCGGGTCGTACTCCTGGACCACGTACTGGCGCAGGTTCCACACGTCTGCGCGGCCCCAGCGGTATTCTTCCTGGACGGTGCTCTGGAATCCGGCCGGCTCGGCAAAGGTGAGCCAGTTGTTGATCGCCTGCTGCCCCCACAACTCGGCGAAGCCTTGAGGCGCGACCGTCTGCGACTCGGGAATGATCCGCGTGCCGAATGCCGAGGAATCCCAGCCTGGCGGCTCCAAGAAGCGCGTGCCGCCGACCATAGGTCTGGCCACGGCATCCAGAAACGTGCCAATGGGCTCCAGAACGCGCGTTCCCTGACTGACCCATGCCGTCCCCATGCCTGGCGCTGGAACACCAGCATTGAGCTGCACGAACTGGCGTTCGTGGCTGATGCGGTGGACATCCGGGATCGCGGTCGCCAGTAGGCCGCCAGGCTTCAGATAGCGGGTGTACAGCCAAACCGTGGGATTCGCGCCCCACGGCGGCGGCGCAATGTTGCCGGCCGCCACATAGCGGTTTCGGTTGATGATGTTCGCCTGCCCGCTTTGGTAGGCGACAAATCCGGTCGGCTGAACCGTTCGGTGCTTGTTCTGTGCGTTGTGGGATCCGATGACGTTCGAATTGAAGCCGTAGGCCGAAACGAACGTGCTGTACTTCCAAGCCTTGGCGGCGCCGAACACTTGGTGCGACGATCCTACAGGCAACACAAAGCGATACTGAGTACGGATCGCCGGTGGCGGTACCATGGAATCGCTGAATCCGCCCGGGAAAACCGTTTGGCCCTCTACCGGCGGCAACTCACCCCACTGAAGCAGCACAGCATTGGACGCTGGCGGCACGTAGCCGGGGTCAACGGTAGAGAAGTCGAGATCCGCCGATGCGTGCGGGTCCGGAAGGATTGTCCGCACTACCCGGGCATCGCGCGAGAGCAGCGGTGGCTGAATGCCCCAAGCTCCGATGGTTCCTCCGGGAAGGTTCGCCGGCGGGCCGCCACCCAGCGTGACGTTGCGACTGCTGGAGGGGACGTAGCCGCTGGGTACTGCGTCAAAACGCAGCTCTACGCCCGTGGTCATAGCTACTCCAGCACGATGCGATCGGCGATCACAGCGTTGATCAGCGGCGAGTTCTCATCGTCCAGGCCGACTACGTACATGGTGGTACCCACCTTCGCGATGACCGGAATTTCGAACAGACCTGATGAGTCGCTGCGTCCTCTACCGATCACCGACCCTGTTTCGCGCTCGTGAACATGGACGATGCGGGTAGCAGGCTGGCCAGCCTGGTCCACGACGGTGCCCGAGACGGTTCCACCGTAGATGGAGCATGTCACCAGTGTGACACCACCCTGAACGATCGTAGTCAGGTCGGTGGAAGACACCACAGTGGTGCCGTTAAGGACCACCAGCTTGATGGGGAGTCCAGCAGTTTGGGCGGTGTTCTTGATGGCCACATCAATTTGCCTGCCCGGAACGACACGCGCCACGAATTGGACGTTTTCACTGGATCGGTTATGCGTGCCGCGAAATAGCGCCAGGTCGGCGTTGTAGTTGCCCGAAAAGCTGGTAATACCTGAGTCGACACCAGTCGGGTGGAAGATAATCGCCAGGCGCAGCCCGCAGTTGATCGAGTAGTACCGGCTAACTCCTGCGATCGCCTGTGAGTAGTGCGTACTGGCCGAGGTGAACTGGTAGGGGACAATCTCCACACCGCACTCGGTTGAAACAACCAACCTATCGGCCCCGCCGGTCCACAACGGCGGGATTGGTAGCAGCGTCGCACTATCATCGGTGCTCGGCCAGCTAGGGTTATAGGCAGTCGTTGAGCCTTGGAAGTCGGCCACCCAGGCGGTATAGATGTCGTCGAGCGATGTCGCACTGGTGACGAATGATGGAGAGACGAATTTTTCGCCGTCCAGGTCGATGGTGTCGGCCATTAATTCGCTCCTTCAACCGGTTGACCGAGGATCGTTTCGTCTGGCCAGTAGCCTTTCGCCTGGTGCCACTGGGCATAGCGCTCCAGCAGCACCCTGTCTCCGACCTGGGCGCCGTAGCGCACACCGTAGTCGATAGCCCACTGCTGCTGGCAGCGGTCGGGCGGACATGGAGCCTGCTCGTGAACGAACATCTGGAACGGAGGCAAGGCGCCTACAGCCTTCCAGTTGACGTACATTTCCTGGCTCGGCGTCAGTTCAATGGGCCTGGGCTCGATACCCTTGACACCGATACCCTGCGCTGGCGGCTTGCCCGAGCCACTCATCAGCCTCATGCAGCCCTCACAATCACAGGGGCGTTCAAGCGGCCGGCATGCCACGCAGTGACAGTCGGCATTCTTCTCGTGCGGGTGTTGATGCCCTTGCATTTCGCACTCCTGCGCGCAGGCGCTCAGACCTTGAAGATTTTGTTGGTGCCGTTATCCCAGGTGACGATGATGTCGCCGCCGTTGGGGGTGATCGGCAGGCCGGTAGCCGTGTCGATGAATGCAATCAGCGGGCTGGTGGACTCGGTACCGGTGTCCTTGTAGATGATGATTGCCTCGATGCTCGCGCCGGACACACTGGTGAACGTCACATCCGCACCGTCGGCGGCGCCGCCAGTGGTGGTCTTCGCGGTAAGAGTGACCGGGCCAGCGATCCGGGACGACGACGGGATATCCGACAGGTACTGGTGGATCGCAGTCTGCGGCGTGTAGGCGCCGGTATCGACCAGGATCACCTTGATCGTGTCGGTCATCCAGTTGAACTGGCCCTCCAGGAAGCGCTGGCGGGCATAGTCATAGAGGGTATTTGCCATCAGGGGTGTGCTCCAGGTCTTGGAGCGCACTCCTGCGCGCTGCTGCGGGGTTTTGAATAACGGTGCCTTCGTCGGCCGAAATCTGCAGGCGCGCCACCTGCCCGGACTTCTTTTCCAGGCGGATGGCAGTACCATCGATCAGCAGTACCTCTCCGACCTTCAGGTCCACGCTCATCTTCTTGCTCATGGCCAGAATGCCTCTACATGGTGAGGAACATCCTCACGGGTGATGCGCCGCAGGTCGGAGTCGGGGCGCTCGCCGAAGTAGGCCGTGAAAGCGGCTTCGGCCAGCGCGGCGCGGTTCGGATCGAACGACTCCATGTCGGGGATGCTGAAGCCGCGATGCAGCGCCCACTGGACCAGATGCCGGTGGTGCTCGGCGTGAATCTCCGGCTGCGCGGTGTCCTTGTCGGCCAGCGCCATGTCAGCCAGGGGCGTGCGGTAGCCCTCCACGCGCAGAATGCCAGCCCGGTCGGGGGTTGGCACCAGGCGCAGCGAAGTGTCGCCCTGGATGGCGTACAGCGGCTTGCCGGTGCATGCGCGCCATTCCGGCAGCTCCACGTCCAGCACCTCGGCCGACTTCAGCACCGGCATGGTCGGGCGCGACATATCGGCCGGGTAGAAGCCCAGGTGCGACAGTTCGTATAGCGACGCATGCAACTGGTAGACGGCAGTTCCGGCGACCACCTCGGTGCGGCACACGGCGTCGGCCTGGCTCTCGTGGATCAGCCTGCCGCGCACGGCGGCTTCGCGCACTGCGTCGTTGAGCCAGTCGGCCACGTCCTGGTCCGACCAGAAATACGGCTCCACCATGTCGTTCGCGTCCGTGCGAACTCGGCGGATCAGGTCGGCCAGCGTCATACCGCGCCACCGAACTGGTCGATGCGCGCGTGGACGGCATCACGGGAACGCGCCAAGCCGTGCTGCTTGACCAGGTTCAGGCCGTAGCGGTCCTTGGCGAATGCCGCCAGGCTGGTGAAGTCGGCGAAGTTGTCCACCTCCCGGTGCAGGGCCGATAGGTCTTCCTCCTTGCGAGCGCGCTCCTGCTGGGCCTGCTGAGCCTGCGCGATCACCTGCTTGGTGTCGTCGCCGGCCGGCGCGGGGCCGGTGGAGCGCTCGAACAGGTCGCGATGGTTGAGGAATCGACGCGCCAGATCGCCGGGCACGCTACGCACCTGCCCTTGGGTGAACATCAGCCCGGAGCCATACAGGCGGTCGGTGAAGCTTTCCCGCGGTCCGATGTACTTGATGGGCACGCCGTTATCCAGCATGGGCACGCCGTCGCTCGCCATCTGCGCCACCAGGGCCGCATTCTTGCCCAGCACCTCGTTGAGTTGGTCTTGCAACTCAGCCACGCGCGCGTCGGCGTCCTGGCTCCCGGCGTCCGGGATGTCCTTGAGTGCATGAACCACGGCGCGGAACAGATAGTCCTTGACCTTCTGCGACTCGGGCAACTCGGCGTAGGGAACGCAGCACGGGTGCGTCTTCGCCTCGAAGTCCTTGACCTCGCCATGGACCCAGCCGTTGGCCAGCTTGTCCGCCAGCCAGGACTCA